ATGTCAAGTCATTGCCACGAACATCATTGGTTACGTTTTGATAACCTTGCCAGATCCCATTGTCCTGAATCATGATATCAGCATCACTCACTGAGCTGTAGTACCATAGGCGACCAGTTGCTGGATCTTGATCTGGTGCTGTGCTGCTGGTAGTATATGTAAACAGTGGTGTGGTCACAAAGTTACTCAAAGTAAGTCCTGTCGCAGGCAAACCATTTCTTTGTCGTACTTTAGGAGTCTGTAAATTAATTCCAGCTACGGCCAGTGGTGTTCCAGTGCCCAGAGCCACTTGCATAGTGCCGCCCTGACTGTGAATAAGCACAATATTGCCAGCGGAGTTGACAGCAGCTGACACATAAGGAATATTGGCAGCAGATACCGCAGCAATAAAGTCACTCACTGTTCCTGTACCACCAATGGTAATGGTAATACTGTTGGTAGCGGTACTTGTGCCTACCTGAGAAGCCGAAATTGCAAAACTACTGCCTACTGCAAATGCTGCTCCTGTGGGAGTTGTGGTTCCAGTAATTTCGGTAGCGCCAACGGCATATCTTCCAAGTATTTCAAAAGAGAATGTAGGTCCTGGAACCGTTGCGCTGGATAGATAATCGCTAGAATCATAAACAGCATAGGTGGTACCCACTGGAATATTTTTTCCGCCGCCTGACGGATCTAGTGCATAGATAGCAAATCTGTCACTTTGATATATCCCACAGTTTTGTGATACCCAGACTCCCAGTGTGGTGCTGTATGATTTGACGCTCAGATTCATGCCATTATTGGCGCTGCTGATATTTTGCCATACAGATCCTGTGGGACGGCCGCCATCGGTGTCTGTGGTTCTCCAACGTGGTTGTTCGTAGCTGTAACCTGGAAAGTAGTCAGGCGACAGATACTGGCCAGAGGTAATACCCAAAGCTGTCAACAATGCTGTGCCAGCATTGAGACCAGCAGCAACTACAATAAAACCCTCACCATCAAGAGTTGATCCATCAGCACCAGCGGTAGAATCAGCGTACAGGTACAACTGATTTGACACTGCGCGAGCTGTGACACCCGGAATGCTTGCATTATTAATTGCCGTAGCAAAACCTGCTACAGTAAGTGCAGTTCCGCCGTCGCCAACTGCGACCAAATTGTCATTGATATACATGTTTGCGCCAACCGTCAGTGTGGTAGGAGCGTTAACACCTACTAGTGCAGGCCATGCAGTTTTCCAGCCATTACTACCGACTTGCACCCAGACGTTTTGGTAAGTTTTATAGTAACCAAATACACTTTCACCAATTGCTGTGACCACATAGTCACCAATACTACCATATGATGCCACAGGAGTATTGTCAGCAATAGGGTTGGTACCGTCCCCGCCCACTACCTCAGTAGCATCGGTGATCACCGCAGGAATTTTGTTGGTGAATGTTGCTGTGGCTTGATTCCACTCAAAAATACCCCAGGTACTGATACTGGCATCTAGCCAGAATGCGCCATTGTTTGCTGCACCTGTGGGGCGAGTCAAACTGGCTGTGAGAGCTGTTAGATCAACATCAGCACGTTGAATATATGCACGATTGGTAACACCCAGTGCTGAGTACGCTGCAAGCAGACCGTATTCGTTGAGTTCGTAGCCGTTGATTGGAGTGCCGGTTGTGGTGTTGTAGAAGAACGGTACACCAAATGTGGCTGCCAGATCACGCTGACTGGTAATTAGATACGTTTTGTTGGCATTGGCAGCAAGGGTACCTGCTGCCACAGTGATGCCGTCACTGGATACTTTGTTCTGTGCTGTGGCAACTACAAAGTACGGAACGGTATTGACCGCTGATGGGATGTATTGACTCTCGTCAATAACTGTTACTTCTACGCCGGGGCTAACTAGGGCCATTGTTGTTCTCCTAAAATTTTTATCAACTATTTGCTTGCAGATACCTGATGTACCCATGCAATCGCATAGTGATATTTATTAATAAACTTTAAAAATGGCCAGGCATAAATACCTTTGTAAAGGTTTAGGAGAAAAAAATATGTCTGAATACGCTGGATTCATTTATGAATGGACTAATAAAATTAATAACATGAAATACATAGGTGCTCATACTGGAAGAGAAGACGATGGGTACATAGGTGGTGGCAAGAGATTTAGAATTGCTCTTAGAGAGTGCGGCTTAGCAAATTTTGAAAGGAAGATTCTTGAATATGTTAGCGATGTAAATAAAATCAAAGATCGTGAAAATTATTATCTTGAGCTGTTTGATGTAGTAGAAAACAATGACTACTATAACTTATCTACTAGATCATCGGGGCTTAAATTTAAAAAACCAGTTAACCAGTTAGCTCGCTCTTTATGCTGTGTCTGTGCGCAACGACCTGTGGCTATAAATTACATCAAAGACAATATAACACATTATCGAACCAAGTGCGATGCATGCTTAAAGAAAAAGAAAAACCCAAAGCCGTTTGTTCCTCGTTGGGAGGCAGCTGGTTACAAAAAGAAAATGGTCTGCGATTGTTGCGGATTCAAGGCTAGATGGTCAGCCCAAATGTTAGTATTCCACATAGATGGAAATTTAGCGCATAACGAATCTAAGAATCTACGTAGTGTTTGTAAAAATTGTGAAATTAATCTAAAACGCACAGATTCTATTTGGCGTCCAGGTGATCTTGAACCAGATGTGTGACCTGCTGATACAAGTGATCTAGACTGGAATTGTTGTCCAGCACAGCATCAAATCTGGTGCCTGCCCAGGCATATTCGCTGGCATGCACTCGGGCCTGGTCCAGACGACTTTTGCTTAGACTCCAGGTAGAGTTGCCCTCAGGACCGTGATTTACGCTGACCGCTGCATCATACCAGGCAGGTTCTGGTCCACGAGTCACACGCACCACAATGCCGCCTGCTGCCTTGATTGACCAGATTTCGTTGGGGAATCTGCAATCACTGATCACAATGTCGTCTGTGGAGTTACGCAGTTTGTTTTCCAAGCTGGCAATCCAGATATCGTCGTGAAATCCGGCTCTGCAAACTTCTGTGCCCCAGTATTGCAATACCCAACGTGGTGTTAGTTTGGGCATTTTCAAACGCTCTGCCCACCAGGGATCCACTTGTTCACGCCACTCACGGGCTTGTTTTGTGCGGCCTTCCAGCAGTTCTCTGTCCCAACCAAACACATGGCTTACAGCGTCTTTGAGAGTGTTGGCAAAACTTTCTCTACGGAATTGATGTATGTTAACAAGATAATCTGCAATGGTGTCTTTGCCACTTGAAATAAATCCCACAACTCCTATGATCATTTTAGTTCCTTAACGTTGAGATGTTTTAGTGTGGCTTGCAGCATGTCAATTTGACGGCGACAATCCTCCAGTGCATGATGGCTGGTAGGGGGCCGGGGCAGCTCGGGCCACAAACTATATATGGTGCGACTGTCACGAACCACGTAAAACTGCCATGGGATAGGCTTGTTGTAGCTCTTGTAGGCATGCTCAATTATGTTCATGTCATAGGTGGGACCGTTGGCCCAGATCAATCGGCTTTGCCAGATAAACTTGGCCAGTTCATCCAGTGCCTGGTCCAGGGGAATACGGTCTTGTTCGTTGAATGCTTCGTCCCGTGCTGCTGCAGGTTGAGTCGCCCACCAGTCTATGGTGCCTTGTTGAATGCTGCGGGCTTCCTGACTTTCTAGATCAATCCTAGCATAGTAGTGTCGTTCATGATAACCAGTGCCCAGCGGGTCAAAACTCTGAGCTGCAATGGTCAGGATTGTGGTGTCCGGGCCAGTGCCCAGTCCTTCGATGTCTATCATTAAATCGGCCATGCTGCAAGTATAACACAGAGCAGCTTGGGCCGCAAGAGATAGTTTAGCCGATGACCCAGGTAATTGGTTGACTGCCATCTACATAGTTTGTTAATTCTAGTATTTTGGCATCCATTTGAGCTTGTGCTTCGCTCTTCATTGCTGCACCGTTCAAGCTGCCGCCGCCTTGTGGGCCGGCAATTGTGGCAAATTTTTCACGAGCTTCGCCAATGATCATTTTGCAAACAGCAGTCATGTAGTCTTTGATCCATTGCTGGATTTGATAATCTTGCAACAGGTTCACTTCTGGCTTGAGTTGATATACCCATATCAGCACTTGTTCTCCAGAACCTTTGGGATCTCTGATCAGTTGTAGTTTTTTGGTCACTGGGTTCCAGGTGTAGTTCATGTAGCCGCCAAACATACGTGCAGCCAGTTCCACATACTGTGAGTAGAAGTCATAGGTGGCCAGACCGCCACTGACGTTGAAATTCATGAGATACACATTCATGCTGGCCTGTGCAAATGGATCAAAGTTACTTGCAAACGGGCCGCTGGAGTCACCAAACGTTCGACGAAATATCTGACGCACACTCACAACTTCCTGGGGCAAGGTGTAGATGTTCATGTCCCGAATCAGTTCCATGAAAATGTAGGCTTCTTCATAGGCATAGTTGGCTCGTTGACGGTACACACCAATGGTGCGTTGATACGCTGCTTCGTAGTGAGCCGGGTCCAGCTCAAGATCAATGATCTGATCGCCCAGCATTAATTTGCAATAATCTATTAGATTTTGTTTTAGCTCGGGCAGTGTATTTTCTGACATAAGGAACTCCGTTGCTGTATTTACCAGTTACGTCACTACCAAGCCTTGAGCACCACTAGGTTTTCAGTTCCGCGACCGTTGAACTGTGTCTCTGTGGTGGTTAGATCTTTGTAGATTTTTCTAGCAGCTGGTTTGCCTGCGGCCTGCATGGCCTTTACAATGTCAGCTGGTTTACGCACAGTTTTCTGCACACTTTCTGCGGTACTAAAACCAATGATGCTGTTGCTCTTGATTGTGAATGTGCCCACATGCGAGTCTGCTATCACATGGATCAGTTTGCGCTTTTTGCTGTCATACAGCCAGGCTTCGCTCTTGTCCACCAGGTTTGCAGGAGCAAGCCCTTTGATTTTGAGATCTGCAATTTCTGCCTGAAACTTGAACTTGGCTGCACGTTTTTCTGGGCTAATGGCCTTGGCCATGCGTGGCTTGCGGTCAACTTTCTTGATCTGCACGTATGCACCGCAGTCGTTGATCACTGCTTCGCAAAACTTCACAATGCCCCGCATTTGAATCTTGCTAAAGTTGCTGTAGCCTTCTGCCAACTGAGCGTCTTTGCCGCCAATCACTGTTTCAAATTCTGCGAGCTTGCGTTTCCAGTTCACAGCAATTTCATTCACCATTTGTGGTGCTACATTTTTGCCACGGATAATGGTAATAGGTTTGATGTCTGCGCTCATCTTGGCACCAGACTCAACAAACTCGTCAAACAGGCCTTCAAGCTCGCCGGCACACTCACTGAGTTTTTCTCGTAGTCGATCCTGGATGGTTTGTCTAGCAGGTGCTGTGTCTGTTTTTTCCTCCGCTGCCTGGACCTTGGTGCCCAGAGCTGCTGCCAACATGTTGTCTAGACGCACCTGTTCTGCATCAGTTAGATCCAGGCCCACCATGCTCATGCGGCATAGCCAGCCAGCTGTCAACTGAATTGACGAGTCTGGAACACCGCGTAGCAGTCGCACATCGTTTTTGCGTCCGTGAGTTTCCAAATAGCTCACAATCATGTCTCTGGCATCTTTTTTGCCATAAAAGTAATTGTACCAGCTGAATGCTGTGGTCATTTGGCTGGTCCGATCATACACCGGCTGTACACGCCAGGTGGGCTCATCGCCCATGAATTTGGTATCGGCGCTGCGTGGGTTTAACGGACGCACAGTGGCGCGAACTGGTTGAGCAGTGGTTTTCATGGTACTCCTTACTAATGCAGTAATTATAACACAAACGGAATTATTGGTCAACTGTTCCTGAACCTGCAAATTTACTATAAATACAACACTATGCCAAGACTTTCAATGTGGCGTCCCAATCGGACCCGAGATTACCAATACCTAGATAGAATCATCAGCGAACGCTACACTGTGGGCGGGCTAGACATCTACGTGCATCGCTACATGGGTCCGCAAACCGGTGGCGAAGATTCGGCGTTTTCTGGCAACGGAGATGCTACCCAACCAATTTATGATACACTGGATCCGTTGAATATTCAGGATCTCTTGCTGTTGGAAAATCGCGACAGAATTTACGATCAGGACATCTATGTCATGCGTGGTGTCTACAACCATCAGGACGTGGACTTTGATCTAAGCCAGTTTGGCTTGTTCCTAAACAATGACACCTTGTTCATCACATTCCACTACAACGACATGATTGATTCGTTTGGGCGCAAGCTCATGAACGGTGACGTGCTGGAAGTGCCCAATCTTAAAGATTATCATCCCTTGAACAACGAGATTCCGCAGCCCTTGCCCAGATACTATGTGGTGCAAGATGCTGACTATGCCACAGAAGGCATGAGCCAAACTTGGTTGCCACACATCTGGCGTGTGAAAGCAACACCAATGACCAACAACCAAGAGTTCAAGGACATACTGAAAAAACCCGTGGTCACAGAACAGATCTGGGACAATGGCAACTACTATCCCACTGGCAGCATTGTGAATGCTGGTGATGTGTATTACCAGGCCCGAATCAATGTGCCAGCTGACGTAGCCATCACCAACACCACCTATTGGCAAGTGTACACTCCGCCCACACAAAGTGACGTGTTCAGTACCAGAACCAAAGACAACGAGCTCAATGATGCAATTCTGGCCCAGGCCGATGTTGAAGTGCCGCTGTCGGGCTATGACACCCAGAAGTTTTATATTCTTCCCACAGTTGATGGACAGCCTGCCAACCCTGTGGGTCTGACCACATCAAGTAGCACCACAGTTGACGGCACACAAGGTGGCGCCAATGTTACTCCTGTGGCCGATGGATACACTGTGGGCTATCTTACTGGTGATGGTATACCACCCAACGGATTGCCGGTCACAACCGGCGTGGCCTTTCCGTTAGTGGCTGTGGATGGCGATTATTGCCTGCGCCTGGATTATTTCCCCAATCGCTTGTTCCGCTACAGTGGTCGTCGCTGGGTCAAGATTGAGGACAAAGTGCGAACAGATCTAAACAACGGACCCACCAATGAAACTCAACGCTCAGGCTTTGTGAACAATACATACACTGTGCGCACAACCGACCTTGG